TAAGATAGCACCCATAGATAAGTGATATAGACCACCGCCTTGTAGCGTTAGTGGCGTCCAACTTGTAACTGCTTGACCTGGATTCCAATATTGTAACACGTTGAATATGATTGGACCAACGATGAAGTCAAATATGATTGTAGCCATGTAAGTCATAGCCATCATAGGACGCCATTTACTTGTCATAAAATCTTCTTTTTCTGCTGCCATTTTTATATCCTTAAAAAATTGTGCTTCCACGTCCAACTGAAGCGGTTTCTGATGAAAATAACGAAGCGCGACCTTGCTCAAATGAGTTATAACTACTTTGATATTGATTAAAGTTTGTAAAGTATGTGTCAGGTACTTTTGCTGTATCACCAAGATATTGATTTAATGAATTTTGTGCATTAGAAAACGTCTGACTTCCAATATCTCCTGGAGTACCGCCATATGTATTAGTAGTTGCAGAAGATGTCCAATACTTGTAGTTCATTGCTACAGTCATCTTCATCACATCCTTATTGCCGTAGTCCATCTGTATAGGATTTAAAGCTTTAGGGTAGCATTGGAATAGTGTAACTTGATAACGACTCTTATCTGCTACATCAAATACATCTATTACTATGTCTGTGATGTACTCTCTATAATAATTAAAGTTGCGTGTTACTGGATCTTGGATTGCTCCCATCCAATTATCAAATAATAATTTGACTGACATAGAGTTATCTACATAGAAACCCATATTGATAGTATCAAACAACTTGTTATAAGGCATCTCACGGTGTTCACCAAAAGTCTTAGCAGCCGTAGTCTCAAGAGTTATACCAGGTAAATTAATGTTATCACAGTATAATAATACCTTTCTAAGGTTTCTATTGTACTGCCCTTCGGTGATAGCTCCAGGAACATTAAACATGACTGCGAACCTTGAAGTACGCATCAGTCCTTCGCCAGCTACTGTAGATATGAATTCATTTAATGTTGCCATCTAGTATCCTAGTGAGTCTTTCCAGACTTTATTCTTATTAGCTCCCACAAACTGTTCTACTGGTAATAATAATGCAGTAGTCCAATCAGGTGGATCTATTTTTCTAAACGTGGACTTAACATGATCATTAAGATAATGCTTAACACATGGTTCTGCCCACTTAAACTTTGACACTCCAGATATCATTCTCCATGAAAGCTTGAGTCTTGTATTCTCTGTAAGAGTCTTATCTGTTGCAAACTCCATCAATCTTTGTAATAACATGACACGCATCTGATATGGAATATAGTGTAAGTTTAATCCCATAAAACCACCTACAACCCTCTTAAATGGGAATACTAGTGGAAACATATCATAGTATGGTAATTCATCTTTGTATTTAGGATCATACATGAACATATACATGCTGCCTGGTACGACTTGTGCTTTAACTTTAGATGAGTCAGAATTCATTACCTTTTGGCGGGTAATGTTCTGTCTACCAAGCAATATAGCTTGCTGTTGAAACCATGCTTTAGACCTAAGAGCTGCTTGTTTAAGGTCGTATGGGTTCTTTTTAAATATGTCTTTGATCTGTTCAGCCATGTACTATTTATATGTTATTTCAGGCCTAATTCATTCTCAGTAATGATTATGAATTCATATCCTCTATCTTTACAGTATTCTGTAGCAGCCTTCCATTTTGCTTGATTCTTTATGAAAGTCAATGACTCTGTAAGGTAGTGTTTGGTCTTACGTCCTGGATACACCGGTGGCTGTGTTTGTTTGGAAGGTTTGACTTCAACGAGGTATGTCTTTGACTGGTTATCTTTAGTCTTTACACGGATCTTAAAGTCGATGAAGTATCTATGGACCCTGTTGTCAGTCGGGCATCTATATGGGACTACTGTCTCCTCTGAACACCACTTTATGACTGATGGGTTCTTATCACACCATGAAGCGAATCGTGTTTCCCATGAGGACCTCATCACGATCTGTGTAGGGTCTCCCTCGTACTTATCGGGAAACATAGGTTTGTACATTCTTTTATGAAACATATCATTATTTATCATATAAATAGTTAATAAACGTTTTAGGAATTAATAATGGCTAGTCTTAATGGTCCAGGTTATCAAGGTAGTAATGCTTTTAATGCTGGAACTCAAAATCCACCAGCTGCAGAAACACCAAATACACAAGATCCTAAGCTACAAGGAAGTAGCCTTTATCAAGCTAGAGGATCCGCGGCACAGTTTGATTTAAACAAGTATAAGATAGAACAGCACTCTTATCCTAGCGATCTCATGAGTCCTATGGGAGAGTACGGTGGTAACTATGCTATATTCTATATCAACGTTGCAGTAGACTCTAAGCTACTTAAAGATCCTTCAATTCAGACAGTCAATGATAATACTCCAAGGGATGTGGGTGATGCTGCAGGCCTATCAAACAAATATCAAAGTGGTGCTGGTGGATTAGTAGCTGGTCAAACAGGCGTAGCTCTCGGTGCTTTAGGATTGGGCGGTGGCTTAACAAGCACAACTACATTAAATGGTTATACATCTACTGGATTATCAAGCGCGACATATAAGACACTTGGTACTGCGCTGGTTGGTGCAGGTGTAATAAAGTCTGTAGCATCTACTTTCTCAGGACAGAAGAAAAGGTTAGCCACAGCTATAGCATTACATACACCAAATAACATGTCTACTACATACAGCGTTAGTTATGAAGAAGAAGAAACTGATACTTTTGCCATGGGGCTAGCTGCAGTTGGTACGATATCACCAGCGTTTAAGAAAGCAGCAGAACAAAAAGGTATGTCAGACGTATCTGGTTCAGTCGCTGCAGCAGTATTAGCGCAAGGTCTTAAGTTACCAGGTAGTGCTGGTGTTTCTAAGGTTACTGGTCTTGCACCAAATCCAAAAAAAGAACAGATATTTAAACACGTTAACTTTAGACAGTTTACGTTTGACTATCAGTTCTATCCAAGAGATCAACAAGAAGCTGAGAACGTACTAAACATCATCTATCAATTTAAGCTTCACATGCATCCAGAGTTTAAAGATGCAAACAACTTCTTATATGTATACCCATCAGAGTTTGACATATTCTATTACAATGGTGGACAAGAAAACTTAAACGTCAATAGACATACATCATGTGTACTTACCGACATGGTAGTTAACTACTCTCCAAATAGTCAGTTCACAACATTTCCAAATGGTATGCCAACACAAATCAACGTGACGTTAACCTTTAAAGAGCTTGCAACCCTTACTAAAGAGAAAATACAGGATTACCTATAATGTACTTCGATAACTTCCCATCATTCTTATACCCATTTAAGATCAACGGTAAGATTGAGTATAAACTCATGAAAGACATCTCGCAGAACGTGCGTGTTCGTAAAGAGATCCTTTCCAGTGTTACCTTATATGACGAGTATGACATACGAGACGGTGAGACTCCAGAACATGTGGCTGAAAGGGTATACGGTTCACCACTATATCATTGGGTAGTCATGTTATGTAACGATAAGTATAGCTATGTGGATGACTTTCCATTGACTATACCACAGCTTGAGAAGCATATTACTGCCAAGTATGGCACTAAGAAGTATGACGTTCATCATTATGTAGACAATAATGGTTATGTGGTAGACTCAACACACGGTACATCTATATCAAACTATGATCATGAATTTCAACTCAACGAGACTAAACGCAGGATCAAACTCATATCTCCTACCTTACTTGATACGATAATCAAAAACTTTAAAGACCTTATATAATGCCAGCAAATTCTGAAGCCATACGTTTCGCGGGAGATGTCTCGATCGATAAGATTGAGATGATATCTTCGAACGGGTTTGGACAAGAAATAACTAACCAAGTAGTAGCTCTTGAGATATTTGAAGACTTATGGTCTCCGTTCATCTCAGGAGTAATAGCACTTAAAGATTCATTAGACCTAGCTAACTTATTTCCATTAGTAGGTGAAGAGTATCTAAACATAAAGATCCATACACCATCCTTCGAAGCTAAAGATAAGATCATACAAGATCAGTTCTACATCTATAAGATGTCAAATCGTGAGATGGCTGGAGACAGAAGCGTCATCTACGAACTACACTTCATATCACGGGAAGCCATCGTAGACCTTAATAAAGCAACGTGTAAAGCATACTCTGGTAAGTGTTCAGACATCGCAAAACAAATCATCTCTGGTCAAGACGGGTTAGAATCAAAAAAATCTACTGTCATCGAAGAGACTCCAAACGGTGTTAAGTTCATATCAAACTATTGGCCTCCAGTAAAGAGCCTAAACTATACAGCAGAGACTTCTGCAAACAGAGACGGCGCAGCCAACTACTTATTCTTTGAGAACAGGTTAGGTCTTAACTTCGTATCACTAGACTACCTGTACAGAGGCGATATATTCCAAGAATTCGTTTATGATAACTACATGAGAGACTTTACTTCAGACGGCAGGACCACCAGAAACGTAGAGAAAGAGTATCAACGTATCATAGAGATACATATACCTGACGTGTTTGATTACATGGAACGTATTAGGTCTGGAATGTATGCGAATAAGATGACTAACTATGACTTAGTAACAAAGAAGTATGTTGTCAAGACTTTTGATATGCTTGAAGACTTCCCTAAGAACAAACACTTAAATGACTTTTCTGCAGCATCACATAAGTCTATAAGAAGATTTAATGCTAAAGGATTTACTTATCCTAAGTATCATGGAAACTTTAATAACTTTGGTGACGTGACTAATTCTAAGACCATTCAAAAGCGTATGTCACAGCTAGCTCAAGCAGAAGCTACAAAGATACAGATCATAGTTCCTGGTAGAACAGACTATACGATAGGTAAAAAGGTACACGTTAACCTTAATAAGTTTAACCCTATAGAAGGTCTAGATTCAGCAAAGAACACTATAGATAATATGTTCTCAGGTAACTACATCATATCAGGCATAAATCATTTCATAGATAGAGAGAAGCACCAGTGTCATATGGAGTTGATTAAAGATTCATTTATAGTAGATTTAGATAAAGGTGGGAAGTAATGAGATTATATACAGGATGCGTAGAGAATAGACAAGATCCACTAAAGCTTGGTAGATGTCAAGTTCGAGTGGCAGGTCTACACAACTATGATAAGACCCAGTTAAAGACTGAAGACTTACCATGGGCTTATCCTATGCAACCTATTACCTCTGCTGGTATTTCAGGAGTTGGTCATACTCCATTAGGTCCAGTAGAAGGTTCATGGGTAGTCGTCATGTTCAGAGACGAAGACGAACAACAGCCTATCATGTTAGGTTCTGTAGGTGGTATACCGCAAGCACAAGGTACGATAGATCAAGACGATGATCAGATGGTATTGAAGGCAGATGGCATGTTGCCTGGTTCTGATGGTCAGACCATAACAGATAATAACGGTGACACTGTAACTAATACGTCTGCGACTCCTACTGAAGAAGTTACTGGTTTAAATGCAGCTAGTTCATATAAAGCTTCACAAGACGCCGTCAACTTAATCAAACAGTTTGAAGGTAAACAAAATACTGCTTATCAAGACTCTGTAGGTATATGGACGATTGGTTACGGCACTACTAAGATTAATGGAGTTCCTGTAGGTCCTGGTATGACTATCAGTGATGCACAAGCAGAACAATACTTACTAGACCATATCAACACCCAAGTAGTACCATCCATTCAAAAAGTTAAAGCTCCAATCACCCAGTCTATGTTTGACGCTATGTGCTGTCTA